TTGATATATTATATGTTTTATCTTCAATAGTATCATCAGGTAATTTAGATGCTACAGCAGCTTCAATACTTCCAATAGCAGGTAATCTACCAACTCCAAATGGTGTTGTTCCACTTGAAGGTGCTGCTAAAGCTATAGCTGAATTTCTTGTTCTTGTTCCTGAAGTAAATCTAATATCACCACCTATAATACCTACAGTAACTTTCTTTTCAAATAAGTTCCCTGATGTGTAGTATTGAGTATCAAGTGCTGCTTGAATTTTGCCTATAACGCCATTGTTACCACCAAAGTTTAAGTTAGAAGCATCAGTTGTAAATGATAAACTAGCAAATGTACTGCCACCATCTACCGTAATGTTAAAAGCATAAGCTGTTGAAGCAGCTAAACCAGAATGAGTTGAAGGTGTAACACCTGATATTCCAAATTCTTGATAACCAGAATTGTAAAATTTAAAAGCTAAAGAACCTCTTACAATTCCTTCAGCTACAGAATCAGCAGTTCTTCCATAACCAAATAAATTTTGTGCTGTATATCTACCAGTGTTATTTGTTTGAACTATACCAAGTGCATTTGCGTCATCGTGATACTTATCATAATCTTCTTGAGTATTAAACCAAGGTAAATAAACTTTAGCATTAACTACTGCACCACTAGTAGAATCAGTTTGAGCATCTTTATCGGCAGTTATTGAACCATACAAACCTCTTTCTAAAATCATAGTTGTTGAATTAGTTATTGATGCAACTCTTGCAATTTCTATGTTAGTAACAGTAGTCCCTGTAGTAGAACCTAACTGTATTAAATCGCCAACCATAAAATAATCTGTGTCATCAACAACAAATGTTGTAGTGTCGTTTTCTAATGCTGTTGCAATATCTACTATAGCCGTACTATAAAGTTTACCACTATTAACATCATATCCACCTTTATTGTCAATAGTTACTGCATTTCCTGCCGAATGAGCTTCTGCATAACTTACCATCCAAGTACTAGGAAGAACCATATATTCATTACCTGCAATTATATAAGAAAATTGTCTTACAGATGTAGCTGAATCTGGTCCTAAATCAACACTATTTAATTCATCTACATTTGAGCTATCTTTCCAATCCGTTGTTGTAAATTGAACTTCTATTGGTATAGAAGAATTATTTTTTACAATAACTAATTTAGCACCTGCCATTCTTATACCAGCATTACCACCAATACTACTAGCTACACCTAAAGTAGCAAGTTGAGTATATTCATCTCCATTATCTACAATCTGTTGAGCTGTAAGAATATCAGAATATTGTTCACTCATTTCACATAAATAATCTGATCCTTTTCCTGTTTTTACTGTTAAATTTGCTTCTAATCTTGCCATTTTCTTCTCCTAATCAAAGTGGTATAAAACCTGTGTTTGTAAAAATATTGCGTCTGTGTTTGTTTCATTCTCAACAAAACAAGCAATTACTTCTCCTGCTGATACACTTGCACTATCTACTGTGCAAGTTACTGTTTTAATAACATTTCTATCTACTGCTGTTGCTTGTCCGTTTGCAAGTAAAGTTCCACTTTCTAAATTTCCATCTGATGCACCACCTGCATTTACCATTAGAAATTTATAAAGATGAACATTGATTATAGTATCAGTATCAGTATTTGTTGAAACTATAAATTTTACTGCATCAATAGTTAAATCAACAGGAACTATAAATATATTTTGTAATAAATCATCAGTTGCTGCACCTGTATCTAAAGATGTATCAGGGTCTGTTCCTGTTCCACAAGCAGTTTCTACAGCACTTGCAAAATAAGCTGCATCAGGTCTTGATACAAAGTAATGAGTACCTGCTACAGGAATTAAATTTTTTGCGTGAAATTCTAATAACTGACTATTAGCAGGTGTTGATGTTGAACCAACCTTAATTACTTCATTAGTAGTATCAGCAGAGAATATTTGAGTTCCCCCTGTGCTTCTAATTCTTACAGTAGTAGTTGTATTGTCATTTTGTGGCACTATTTGAAGTTGGTCATCACTTATAGATACACAAGTATTAGTACCCTCTCCATCTTGTATTTGAGATGCAGAAGTTGAAACTCCATTTGTTTCATCTGCTACTTTTAATAGACTTTTATATGTATTGGCTGGACTTTTTCCTGCTAAACTTCCCATTTAAACTCCTCTATATTCTAAAACTAATGTCCAAACTAAATCATAGACTGCTAATTCAGGTGTTACTGATATTGCTAAAATATCTCCTGCAACAAACTCTGATGCACTTGTAAAATTAAAAGTATGTGCAACATCATCAATAGGCATTTCTTCTGTTATTTCTTCTGTTGCTGTCGTATTAGGAACTTCTGTTCCTTCAGATGATTTATGAAAACCTGCAACTACTGTATCACATCTACTTTCACTTCTTAAAACTAATTTTTTAACTACACCACCATAAGGAGCAACCAATGTTTGATATTCGTTTCTACCTGATGAAGAAGTGCTTTCAAGAGTATAACCTACAAGTGGTAAATAAAATTTAGTTGTACCATTATTATAGCAACCTGCATTTAATATATGTAAATAAGGTTGTTTAACTATAGAGCCTGTAACTTCTAAATCTCCATTAATCTTTACTCTTGCTTTAACACTATCATCAGGGTAGGGAGCAGACATCTCGATTGGAGAAGTCTTGCCACCTACCTTTAATGGTTTTAAATTAGAAGACAAAGGATAACCATCACCTAAAGTGACTTCATTAACTAAACGATTACCTTTTGTCTTGTATGGCATTACTTATCAGACCTCAATCCTTTGATTAAACCTCTTAATGCTCCACCTACAAAGTTATCTACTAGATCAATGAAAAAAGGCTCTACAATCTTATTCCATATTCCTTTTGTAAATTTCCATTGAGATAACCCTAAAGTCATAAATCTACCTGCTGCAAAGCATATTCCCTCTACCCAAGCACAAATTTCCTCATTTGGTATCTTTTTAAGTATATAAAGTACAATTCCACCACCTGTTCCACCTACTAATAATCCTGCGTTATTTGATATAAAATCTAACATATTTATTTCTCCTTTATGATAGTTTCTAACATTTCTATACGGCTTCTAAGTCTTTCAACTTCTTTATCTAATTCATTAGGTTCTTCAACATAGTGAAGAATCTTGTCTAGTTTAAATTGCTTTCTGATTAATTTGGTAACTGCTTTGATAATCATTTTCTGCACTAACATTTTCCGTTCCCATCTATAATCTCACCCCATAATGAAGTTTTGCCGTTTATTATCTGTATAATATGAACTGTAAACAGTCCTCCTTTAAAAAAATCTACTATTGCAAATGCGTGTGCCCAGTTTATTGGTCTCCCACCAAGCCAAGAATTTGCTTCTTCTTTCATATCCTTCAAGCATCCGATACTCCAAGCAGACTTAGGTCCGTCTTTATGAGTAACCGACATTTGTTGAAGGTCGTGCCAATGTCCATACATAATATTACAACCAAGTTTACGCAAATGGTTGGAAGTATGGTATTGACCTCCATAATGATGTCCGTGATATAGGTATAATTTACCTAATTTTAAGTGTTTTCCAAAGGGAATATATTTATATCCTCGCTCTTGAAGTTTAACTGCGTTTTTAAACTTATATTGAGGTATATAAGGATACTTTTCTACAGCAAAGTTTAACCAGTTGTCGTGGTTACCTTCTGTAATGTATCTCTCGTGACAATTCGCTTTGTCTAAACTCTCGTCAATCTGATCCATACCAGCATTAACATCTTTTACATCTTTATCAAAATCTTCTATAAGGTATTCAAGAGGTGGTGCTTTCTTACGTTTAAATCTCCAAGCACTAAAAGCGTTCCATTCACCTACATCTCCTAAATCAACATAAGCATCAGGCTTGACTATCTCTATAGTCTTTTTTAATACGTTTATTGAAGGTTGGTCGTGTAAAGGAAAATGTTTGTCTGGCGTTACTATTACTCTTTTAACTACGCCTTTACTCAATTAATTCATCTCGCTTTTTATTTTTTTAATTTGATACAAAAAATAAGCAATTAGAACTGCTTGGTAACCTAATCCAACTATTGGGCTAAAAACTCCTACCCATTCTACTATATAGCCACTTAAGCCAAGCATACCAACCTTTAAACTATCAACGTCCAACTTCTACCTCTTTTACTCTATTACTTAATTCTTTTGCTCTATTAGGTGTTTGTTTAGCCCATCGGCTATCTAACATCTCTATAGAAGCATTTTTAAATTCTTTATTTTGTAGATATGCTACAGTCTTTTTAAACTTAGAAACGCCTGTAACTCCTAACTGATAACACATCTCCATAAGAACATCTTGAATAGCAGGCGGCATATAAATATACCAGCTAAACTTATTCTTAACTCTATCCTGCAAGTTTTTGATCTTACGTTCAAGAATGATGTCGCATACAT